AAGAGGAAGCGTAAGCCGACTCTTAGTTGATCTGGCAATAGCGACTCAAATCCCTATGTCAGAATGGCAAACAGCAGAAGATATTTTGACCGCAATAGAGATACTAGAGGAAAGGAATAATCGTGGCTGAACAAACGGCTCTCGATAAAACCCAACTTCGTGCAGTCTTTAAGGCGCTAAAGAATATGGACGAGCAGGCAGTAGACGAAGCCAAGCGCCAGTCCGGGGCTTTGGCTGAATATGCTCGCAAAGAAGTGATTGGCGCTGCATCGGGATTACAGTCCCGAGCAGTTGCCACTCGCATTGCTGAAGGTTCTAAAGTAAAAAAGTCAAGCCGTATTGGTGAGATCACTTACGGCTTTGCAGCTCAGAAGTTTTCAGGTGGTGCAACGACTAAGGTACTTTGGGGTCCTTCGGAGTTTGGTACTAATAAGTTAAAGCAATTCCCTGTTTGGTCAGGACCGAACCCTGCGGGTAGTAGAGGTTCTAAGGGTTACTTTATTTATCCAACACTACGAAGAATTCAGCCTTACATCGTAGCTGAGTGGACTAAATCGTTTGATAAGATTTTGAAGGAGTGGACATAATGGCTAAAGATAGTAGAGCCTTAACGCTCAAACTCCTTGCAGATATCAATGACTTTACCAAGAATATCAACAAGGCCGATAATGAAGTAGTTGGCTTTGGTGACAAGGTTACTAAATTTGGCAAAATCGCAGGCGCAGCCTTTTTAGCAGCAGGCGCAGCAGCAGCAGCTTATGCTGGTAAGTTAGCCATTGATGGTGTTAAAGCTGCTATTGAAGATGAAGCAGCCCAGGCTAAACTAGCAACCACATTAAAAAATGTGACTGGCGCTACAGATGAGCAGATCAAGGCCACAGAAGATTATATTCTTAAGCAGTCTTTGTTATTCGGTGTCACAGATGATGAACTTCGTCCGTCTCTAGATCGATTAACTCGCGCTACTGGAGATGTAACAAAGGCGCAGCAATTACAGTCAGTCGCGATCAATATTGCGGCAGGTACAGGCAAAAGCCTTCAGGCAGTCACAGAAGCCCTTTCAAAGGCTCAGGAAGGCAACCTAGCGGGTCTTTCACGGCTAGGTGTAGGCATCAGCAAGGCTGAACTACAAACCATGACATTCGAGCAGGTAACAGCCAAACTAGCTTCAACCTTTGAAGGTCAGGCAACGATCCAGGCAGATACCTTTCAAGGAAAGATGGCTCGTTTATCGATTGCCTTTAATGAAGCAAAAGAGACGGTTGGATCATTTATTCTTGATGCCGTTACTCCTTTGGTCGAGAATATCGTCACTTATATTGTTCCAGCCGTCCAAGCTTTTGCTAGTGGAATAGGTGGAGAAGGTGGCCTTAAGGCTGTATTTATGGACATTATCAATGTTGCTAAAACTATTCTGATTCCAATCTTTCAAGGTGTTCAATCTGTATTCGACAAAGTAAAAACTGCCGTTATGAATAATAGAGAAGAATTTAGAGCCTTATGGTCATTTACTAAGAATGTTTTAGCGCCATTTATAGGCGGAGCGTTTAAGGTTGCTTTTGAGGTTATTGGAACAGTTATCGGAACTGCGGTAACTGCCGTGGCTAAACTGATTAGCGCGTTTCAAACCCTTTTCGAGTGGGGCGGCAAAGTAGCCCGATTCTTAGGATTTGGCGATTCTAAATCTTCAAATATAACAATGACAGCACCAACAGCACCTTCTTCTGGATTTGCAATACCTCCAATCATGCCAACCACTAAAGGCTTTGTTGCTGGCGGTGCAAGCGTTACTAATAACATTACAGTCAATGGGGCTATCGATTCAGAATCAGCAGCTCGTCAAATTGTCCAAGTTCTCAACCAGTCCTCTTACCGTGGCACTCTTGGAGCTGGAGCGTTAGTAGCAGTATGACAGCCTGGAACCCAGATTGGGCGGTAGAGGTAAATGGGCAAGGTGATGTTACAAACTTAGTCCTATCGGATCTAACTATTACCTCTGGCCGTTCAGATATTTATAGCCAACCAGTTGCAGGTTATTGCCGTTTTACTCTAAAGAACTTAACTCAATCAGCCATTGCCTTTGATGTTAATGATTCGATTGTGGTCAAGATTAAAGACTCAACAGGCACTTATATCCCTTTATTTGGCGGAGATATATCAGACATTGATATAGTCGTGGCAACAGGCGAACCAGCCATTACTCAGAATATAACGATCACAGCTTTGGGAGCATTATCCAAACTGCCAAAGGCATTAACTGAAGGTGTGTTAGCTAAGGATTTTGACGGAGACCAAATTTATGAGATTTTATCTTCTGTTTTATTTAGCCAATGGAATGAAGTGCCAGCAGCCGAAACATGGAATTCTTACGATCCTACGGCAACCTGGGCTACGGCAGGAAATGCAGGACTTGGTGAGATAGATCGCCCAGGAGATTATGAGCTTACCGATAGATCAGCATCAACCACAGATATTTATTCATTAGTGGCCAGCCTTGCAACTTCTGGACTTGGATATATTTATGAGGATGCTTCTGGCCGTATCGGTTACGCAGACTCTACACACAGATCCGAATACTTAGCAGCTAATGGCTACGCCTATGTAGATGGCGGTTGGGCTTATGCTAGTGGCATAGCAAGCTCTAAGCGCCTCGGGGATGTGCGTAACAAGGTAACTATTACCTATAAAAACGGCCAACAACAAACAGCCGAGGATGCTGCATCGATCGCAGTTTACGGCACTCAAGCCCAGAACATACAGACAAGCATTGAAAACGGAGCAGATGCTCTAAGCCAGGCAGAATTCTATCTAGATATCCGCGCTTTTCCGCAATATCAATTTAAGAGCATTACTTTCCCTATGGCTAACCCTAATATTCCAGATGCTTCTAGAGATCAAGCTTTTAATATCTTTATGGGCTTGCCATTAGACATAGAAGATTTGCCTTTAAATATCTCTAATGGGCGTTACCAGGGTTTTGTAGAGGGTTGGACTTGGACTACCCGATTTAACGCTCTAGATCTCACTATTATCGTTTCGCCAGTTGCTTACAGCCTTCAGGCGTTTAGATGGAATTCAGTACCAATCACCGAATCATGGAACACGATAAGTCCTACTTTGGACTGGAATAACGCTACAATAGTAGCCTAATCAAGGAGACAAATGGCAACGACTACAAACTATGGGTGGACTACCCCAGATGACACTAGCCTTGTTAAGGATGGCGCAGCAGCTATCCGTACTCTTGGTTCATCCGTAGACACTACGACTAAGGCACTAAACCCTTCTACCACTCTTGGTGATATTGAATACCGTTCAGCAACAGCTAACACAAATACTCGTTTAGGCATCGGAAGCACAGGCCAAGTTTTAACTGTTAATGGTGGTGTGCCTTCATGGGCAACACTTTCGGCCGGTGGTATGACTCAGCTTGCAACTGGCAACCTCTCAGGTTCAGCTCAGATTAGACTTCAAAGTATTCCAGGAACATACAAAGAACTTGTGCTTTATGTGAGAAATCAAAGATATACAAACACAAATGGAACATTTGCTATGCGCTTGATGAATGATTCAACCGCAAATCGTTACGCTTCACAATCAAGCGGTCAAAGCACTTCAGAAACTTTCCGTTATGACCAGGTTTATGCAACGAGCGATCTAAGTAATACTGCTGGCGATGGTATGTCTCTTTTCACAATTACCGATTACACAAACACGACAACATGGAAAATGTTCAAAATATTTTCAATTGGTAACAACAAAACGACATCAACTGCAATTCAACTTGGTGAAGTTTTGGGAGCGTATAACCAAACTGGGGCAATCACGGAAATAGACATTTGCAGCGTGCTTTCAGGCGGTAACTTTACGGCAGGCACTTACACACTTTACGGGGTAAATTAAATGACAAATGAAACAACCAATGTGACTATCCATAATGTTGAAACTGGTGAAGTTATGACCAGACCAATGACTAAGGATGAATTGGCACTTGAGCAAATTGCAGTTGAAAACTATGAAATTGCTAAAAACGAACAAGAGGCAAAGGTAATTGCTAAAGCTGCACTCCTTGAAAAGTTAGGCATTACTGAGGACGAGGCTCGCCTCTTACTTGGATGAAACCAAAACTGTCCAAGTCTGTTATTCAATTTAGAGAACAGGCTGACGATGCTTATCCTGATAGAAACCGTACTAGTGACGGCACGATCGGAGATGCACGACACGCTACCAAAAAAAGCGATCACAACCCTTGCCCTGATACAGGGTTCATCCGTGCTTTCGATCTCGATGCTTCTCTCGATGGGAAAGATGCCACAGCTCATTACCTTGCCGATCAGATACGAATTAACGCCAAGTCAGATAAGCGAATTGCATATGTCATATTTAATAAACGAATTGCGAGTAAAAGAACTCTCTGGCGTTGGGTTAAGTACCGTGGCACAAACCCGCACATCAAACACATTCACATTAGCTTTACAAAGGTTGGTGACACGGATTCAAAGTTTTTTAACATCCCACTTCTAGGAGGCAAAGCATGAACCTAAAAAACCCATACGCTCTTACTGCTGGTGCATTCTTATCAGCTTGGGCATCTTCTAACTTTTCACTAGATTACAGAGCCGTTTTATTTGCCATCCTCTCAGGCGTATTTGGATATGCCACACCAAAGAAAAAGTGACAGCAAATGATTGGGCGGGGCTTGTCCTTGCCATTGCCTCTACGCTTGCTATTGTTGTTGGCGGTTTGCGTTATTTGGTTCGCGGCTGGCTGTGGACTCTTACACCGAATGGTGGTTCATCTCTCGCAGACCGATTGGCAAGAATAGAGACACGCCAAGAGCAGATGATGGAACTTCTGAAAAAGTAAGGGAGACTTATCCACATGGCAAGAAAAGCAACTAAGGCGCTAGAGGATCAAGGTTACTCAAAACTCGATGCTTACTGCATCGGTTTACAAGAGTTTTGGACTTCCTTAAAACGAGCTGGTTTTCATGACGAAATTGCTTTAGCGATTATTGTTGAACCATCGGCTTATCCTGGTTGGATCTTGCCTGATCCAGTCGAACCAGACAGGTTTGGCGATTACGAAGATGAGGACGATGACTAAAAAACGCTATCTGGTCATATCGGATCTACAGATTCCATATCATCACGAGCAAGCCGTTAAGAATCTAATCAAGTTAGTAAAGCGCGAAAAGTTTGACCTAGTCCTAAACACAGGCGATGAGCTTGATATGCAGTCTCAGTCCAAATGGGCTAAAGGCACACACCTGGAATATGAAGGGCAGCTAGATCATGATCGAAGTCTGGCTCAAAACATCCTCTGGGATCTTGGAACCACCGATATCACTAGATCCAACCATACCGATCGTCTATACCACACTCTCGTTAGAGGCGCTCCTAGCCTCATCGGACTTCCAGAACTCGAGTACTCCCGTTTTATGGGCTTCTCAGACATGGGGATACGCTTTCATAAGAAGCCATTTGAATTCCACAAAGGATGGGTTTTAGTCCACGGAGACGAAGGCTCAATGAATTCTAACGCAGGGCTTACAGCTCTTGGCTTGGCTAAAAAGTTTGGTAAATCTGTAGTTTGTGGACATACCCATAGAGCAGGTATTAGTGCCTTTACAGAGGGCATAGGAGCCTCATACAGGACTTTGTGGGGGCTTGAAGCAGGTAATGTTATGGACAAGAAGAAAGCCTCTTATTTGAAGGCTGGAAGCGCTAACTGGCAGATGAGCGTGGCAGTTATCGAAACGCATGGAAACCATGTAAGCCCATTCTTGGTTCCCATCAATAAGGATGGATCTTTTACACTTTATGGAAAGTTATACGCCTAAATCGTTATCGTTTCGTTACCTAAATGTATTAGACATTGTCAGATGGGCGTGAGACCGTAATCCAGTAGCCAACAATGGTTACAAAGACGGGAGCAAACAAATGAGTTTTGAAATGCCAATGATTGTTTTACTACTGGCAGCTAATGCTTTGTGGTACTTGGTTGGATGGGCTAAAGGCTTTAACGAAGGCAAGCGCGAGGGTTTAATCGTTGCTAAGTCATTTCAGCGAGTGACAACAGATGCTCGCTAATGAAATCCTGCTCACAGCTACAGACACGATCCGTGACCGTGGCCTATCGTACGGTCATCCTGCGGATAACCTGCAACACACCGCAATGCTCATCTCAGCATACTTACAAACACCGATCCACGATTATCAAGTCGCAGGGATTATGGTGCTCGTTAAACTTGCCAGGACTAATCAGTCAGCCCAACACATCGACAACTGGGTCGATCTTTGCAGCTATGGCGCACTCGCAGGACAACTAGCAACGGAGGACAACGAACTATATGTTTAATTTAGCCGATTATGAGCCTGTGGAGGTAAGACTTGAAAAGTTCATTAAGGACTATCCAGCGTTCCGTATATCAACTGAGTTGGAAGTGGTCGAAGCTACTCGATATATTGTTAAGGCGTATCTATTTAAGGATGCTCAAGATAGCGTTGCATGGGCAACAGGGTACGCTGAGGAAACAGTTTCTAGCCGAGGTGTTAATCAGACTTCAGCACTTGAGAATTGCGAGACTTCAGCGATCGGCCGAGCACTTGCAAATGCAGGTTATGCGCCTAAAGGAAAGAGACCAAGCCGAGAGGAAATGAGCAAGGTAGTAGCTGCTAAGCCAGTTAAGCCACCTGTTCAAGAGGTTAAGGCAGATGACCAAGATTATTGGACTACACCTGTTAATGAATACAACAAAGTCGTAGATGCGCCTGTCACACTTGACAAGGCTATGGAAACTGTCGCTGCAATTATCGGCACAGGTGAAGCACTAGAAGCTCCATCATGCGAGCATGGTCATATGCAATGGCGTGAAGGTGAAAAGAATGGCAAGGCTTGGGCTGGCTACTTCTGCAACACAGCAATTTCATCAGCTCATCGATGCCCTACTCAATGGTACAACTTGGGTTCAGATGGCAAATGGCAACCACAGAAGGCGAGAGTGTAAATGGGTTACATCGAAGTTTATAACATAGACAAAGATGGTGAATGGACGGACTTAGAGGATGTTCCTATGATCACCACAATTAACTGCCAGTTATGCAATGAGCCTACTTTAGCTCATGACATTATTATTCCGGCCATTATCACGGACGGCAATCTTGTCGCTGGAACTTGGCAATGCAAGAAATGTCACGCAGTCAATGGCTGAGTATAGAGATGAGTCCAGGTTTGATGAGATTTACAGATCACCTATAGATCGTCATGTCTACAGCTTTAGCGGTTATGCAGGAGTCGAAAACTGCTCAGACTGCGATGCTTTTACGCAGGTCAATGAATATGATCGCCTGCATGATGGCGCTGTTTTATTCTTTTGCAACAGATGCGAGAATAAACATCATCTATGACACAGCATAGGAAACACAGAGGTTTCCGCACAGAGCGTGTTGTCGCACAGTACCTATCGACTGTCTGGCAAGGCGCATGTGTGGGAAGAGGTAATGGCAAGGATATTGTTAATGTGCCGTTTGATGTTGAAGTCAAAGCCCGCGCTGGATTTCAACCTCTTGCTTACATTAAACAATTAAAAGCTCGCACAGCCGTTTCGGGGGAATTGGGCTTTGGAGTGATTAGACTCAACGGACAGGGAGAAGATGCGCGTGAATATGCCGCGATTATCCGACTTGAGGATCTCTTGCCATTACTTCAACTAAAGTACGGTCATCTTACTAGCGAACCCACAGAGGCAGATATTGACCGTTGCTCTGGATGTGGGTCTTACATGATAAAGAGGTGCTTAACTTGCCAGCCTACGATTACAAATGCTCACGATGCAATCTTAGTCAAGAGATCT